TATCAAGATTTAGATCTAATTTAACTTTATCATATTTCTTAACCGGATAATGCACAAGATCAACGTCTTTAAGACACTTTAAAAATACCTTTTGACCAGTATTTTTATTTATTCCCTCGTAAACCGAATTAAGAAATACCTGTTTTGAATGTTCTGAAACAGTAATTACTTTATCCATTTGATTAGCCTTCTCTAGCCAAACGGGCGCAACTTTTGTAGTTTCAATGCCGGCAGTGACACCAATATTCACTGGCGCCATTTTTTGCCATTCGTTTGGGATAGTAACCTGTATACTCATATCATATTGACCATTTTGTTGAGAATACACAGCTGTTTTTCTAACAATTTCATCGATCCATTGCCTTTCTTCATCATTTTCCCACACCCAATTGGACTGCCCCCAATTAACAGGTATTAAATGTACATCTAAATCTTTTTGTGTGCGTAAGGCGCGCAAAACAAAACGACAATGCTCTCCATAACCAGTTCTTGTAAGCGCTGGACCTCTTACTATTACCTTCATAACGCAATCTCCTCGCATATCCATGGCTGATGGGTTTTTCTAGTATCCCATGAACCTTCTTCCTCATGTATCTTTGTCATGACATCAACCCATGTTTTATTAAATGTGTCAAAATTATAATTTTGCATTACATGTTTTCTTCCTGCTGAGCCTAATTTTGCTCTTTCTTCTTTATCCATGTAAAACATTGTTTCCATAGCTTCAACAACGTCGTCACCGCTTAATCTATCTTCATAAATCCATGGAATACTCTGTGAACCAATAATAGCCTTTGAAGCAGGATATATACCAACTCCATACTCTTTCGCATCACCGGGTGAGCGAATTTGTTCTTGTAGCCCACCCGTCATTGAAACAATAATAGGAGTCTCGCAAGATAATGATTCTAGAGTTGCCAATCCAAAACCTTCCGCATCTGATATATTGATTGTACAATCAGCCATGTTGTATATCAATGATAATTTTGTCGAATCAACTTTTTGCTGGCTGAATAACACTTCACCATTAGTTAAGCCTAATTCTTCAACAATTGCTTGTAAATCTTGACCATTTTGATCTTTTACTTCGGTATGCATTACTAAACATGCTTTATCTTTTCCTACCTTTTCTAGAAAGTCGTTAAACCAGAATATTAATGAGCCGCTTTGCTTACGACGCGCATTACGATTATTCCAAAAGAAAATAAATTTATCGGGATCATAATATTCACCAAACACTTCTTTTTTTAAACTTGTTAATGTCTCATCATCATCATAACAACGAAAAATATCACTATTAACAGCATGTGGAATATATTGAGACTTAACGCTGGGCGCCACCGTTTTTACAATGTCATCAGTGACTTTGGAAATAGCTGCAACGAAATCATTAGATTCATAAAACACCTTATTATAAGTTGGATAAGGATAATTATCCCAAACATGATAATAAACCATTGGCACCAGAGGTCTAATTTCATTTTCCATTTCCCACAGCCAACCCCAAAAGCGCGGGTCGGTCATAAACCACAAAATATCTGGCTTGTGTTGACGCAAAATTGATCGTATAATGTCTGCATTTCCATAGCCATCAACAGGAAACATTACCCAATCATCGCCCCACTCCTCTGTTTTAATAGGGTTATGATTAGGATGCTTAATCGCGCCTCCTAAAGATATAATTTCAAATTTGCCGCTGCGAAGCAGCGCTTCACACATATATTTTGTTTGTGTACCTACACCACTTGGTGATAAAGGCATATCACTAATAGTTAACACCTTAATTTTCTTTCCAATTTCCATATAAACCTCTTATTTACAGAATTCTGTTTTGTAATATTCACACACACCATATCTACCATGACATGATAGTCTATTTTTAATGTTGATATTTTTATTAATATTATAAAGTGCTTTGGTTAATAATTTAAGAGCATTGTCTATTTTTTTTGCGCCATTCGTTACTTTAAATATTTCAACGTTGTTTTTTTTAGCTGTTCTTTTAAGAAGAGCAAAATGTGTAAGTACTTCGCCATAATCTTTGTTATACTTCTTACACCAAAAATGTTTATACAATGTAAGTTGGTATGTAATCATTTTTTCTGTTTTTTTACGATTATCCCAACCCCAAGAGCAGGTCTTCCAATCTATTATGTGGTATTTTTTGTCTTTGGGGGTGTAAATAACAAGATCAATAAAGCCCTTAAAATTTTGGTCCTGATCGGGAATCGATTCATGCAGCTTTTCTTCAACTGCTATTAACTCAAAGCTGCCAAACGTTTTTGTTAAAGAAGGTAGAATAAACTGAATTATATGATCTCCTTGAGATCTCATATCCGAAACTAGCTTAGAATTAAACTCAATATCAGGCACAGCTTCTTTTAGATTTTTTAAATTTTGCAAGAATTCTTTTTGAAAGCTAGCATGCGGGTCATAATCTTGTATGTCATTTTGCACAAGATGCTCACACACTGTGTGCAGCGCTGAGCCAAAAGTAGTATATTCATTGCCTTTAAATTGCTTTATCCTGTCAATATAATTAAGCTTGTGTTTCCATGGACAAACGGTCCACTCTTTAAGTTCTGAAAAAGATATATGCGGCATCTATTCCTCGTCTAATGTCGTAGCTTTTGTTTTTTGTTTTTTTCTTGGTTTTCGCGATCTTGTTGTTTTCTTTTTCACAGTCGGCGTGGGCGCAGGTACCTCTTTTACAGGTGTTACTACTAGAGGGGGCGGTTGTTTTAATTCAAATACCCATTCCCCCGAAAGACGACTTGAATAATTAGATATAACCCCGATTGGCGTCTTCAATGTCGACACTATATCTTTTTTATATTCAGGATGGTGTGTTTCTAGCCAATTTAATACTGTACTAATATCACAACGTTTCTTTTGTTGGCAAGCTTGCCGACTCGACATCGTAACTTTAACATGTAAATTGTAACCTTGTTTGTTAACGTTAATATTCATACTTATTAATCTCCTTTAAATTTCTTCACTATTATCTATAATAGTTTCAATTTTATTATAAAGTATCGGGCTTAAATCCCTTAACATTTGTTTATCGCCTAATAAGTAGTTTTCAAACCCATTAGCCCAGTATTCTCGCAAGGATGTAATAGCATAAGGAGAATAAAACAATTGAGATGACACAGTGCGTAAATAATCATAATCTAGCTCATTATACAAGTGATAGTCAAACCTGGCATCATACTCCGGGTTATTATATACTAACAGATTAACAGTAGGTTTGTCAATCAAATAATAAAGTTTTCTTCTTTTTCCAAGAAACTCCCTCTCCAATAATCCATCATCAAATATAAATTCTTGATAGTCTTTTTCAAACGAATGGGCTATTTCATGAATAATATCATCTAATAAGTCTTTTTCGTTGTCTTGTTCTGGAGATATATATATCGCACCATCCTTATATAGCGCGTTAAACGCGCCATTATCTTTATTAAAATCTTTAATATTAGCTACATAAATTATCTCAACATTCCGTAAAAGATGCCTAGGTATTAATTTTTCTATTTGTTGTAATACTAAATTAAAATTAATTTTTTTTATAAAAGGAGACAATAGATAAACTGGTATTCCTAATACATTATATTCTTTTTTTGATTCATTAAAACTCAACACTGAGTTTTGTATATATTTTATCATTGAGATGTATCTTCTTCAGTGGTGACTCCATTATACTCTATTTCAAATTCTTTAATATCTGTTGCAGCCTGTTGATATCCACGAACAAAATTTTCTTCTGCAATGACTAATAAAAGCTCCGGAAACTCTTTAGCCACCACCTCGATTACCATCTCAACAGTAACTTCATTATTTTCAGGTTGTAGTTGTTCGCCAACATACTCAACCAATAGGTTTTTAAGTTGATTATCAGTAGTAATAACTTTTAAAAGATCTGGGTTCATATCTGACATTGTAGCACTCCTTAGTATGATAATAGCATGTTATTAATTATATTTTTAAAGAATTTTTGAAGCTAGGGTGGCAATCTTTGATCTTTCCCCCTTGACCAAAGTAATATGACCTGACAGTCCATACGATTTAAATTTTTCTACTGCATGAGTTAAACCATTGGACGTCTCATCAATATAAACATTGTCTATTTGCTCAATATCACCAGTAAAAACAATTTTAGTGTTTTCTCCAACACGAGTTAATATTGTTTTAAGTTCATGCGCGGTTAAGTTTTGAGATTCATCTATAATAATGAATGCATTCGAAATAGACCGTCCTCGTATGTAAGTAAGCGCTTCAACTTCTATAGTTCCGTTTTTCATATACATTTCTAGTGTTTCGCGGTCATTACCCATTAAAAATTGTAAGTTGTCTTGAATAGGCGCGACCCAGGGCGCCATTTTTTCTTCCATTGTACCGGGAAGGAAACCTATATCTCTGCCCATCGGCTGGATGGGTCGGGATATTACTAATTTGCTGTATTTATTGGTTTCCATAACCTGTTGCAGTCCAGCTGCTATAGCTAGCAACGTTTTACCACATCCAGCCTTGCCTACTAGTGTTACCATTTCAATAGCGTTGTCGTTTAATAAATCTAAAGCAAATATTTGCTCTTTATTGCGTGGTTTAACACCCCATATTCCTTTTTTGTTAACACCATTGATTTTTTTAAGTGGTTGTTCGTGAGATGAAAATTTAGCTAAAGCGGTTTTCTTTTCATTCTGGTTTGAGACCAGCATTATAAACTGATTGGGCATTAAACGGCATTCTTCTTTTTCTATAAAAACCTCTTCGTCTGAATAAAATAAATCCAAGACTGGATCATCAACCAAATGCTCGGTAAAACCAGTATATATACTACTAGTATCTGCTACAGCTTGATTGGATTGATAGTCCTCAGTTATTAATCCTAACGCATCGCATTTAACGCGCATATTAATATCTCGCGTTACTACGATAACTTTACGTTTAGGATTTTCATTTTGCTGGTTTAATGCTACTCCTATAATTTCATTATCAGGTATACCTAGATCTAGGTCTTCAGGCAGATTGTCTTTTTTGCACAATTTAACATATACTATGCCTTTTCCTTTAGCTAGTCTTACTCCTTTATATAAACTTCCATTTTCACGCAAAGCATCAAGCCTACGAATTATTTCTCTAGCGTTCGCGCCGACACTATCTTGACGTTTTTTATGATTATCTATTTCTTCAAGTACTTTTAAAGGAAGGACAATATCATTATTGGTAAAAGAAAGAATGCAGGCAGCATCAGTTAAACAGGCACTGGTATCTAAAACATATATTTTTTTTGCCATAAAAAGCTCACTATAACAGGAAATATTTCCCAACTTATATAAATAGTTAGATATTTTTATTTAAGTTTAGGGCACCAAACGTTTTTAACTCTTATTTACTATAGGGGGGTTATAACCAATGATTAGAATTATTAGCCTTGTTGCAATTGTGCTAGCTATGCTTTCTTGCACTTCTACCACTAAAAACCTATCTGTTAGTGAAGTATTGCCTAGAAAAGGATACGTTTATATAAAGAAAATCGTCAATTTACGAAGATGTACAGAAACTTCATGCCAGACTGGAAGAATAGCATCTGCAGGATCCGGATTTATTTTAAAAGTAACGCATAAAGGTTCTTTTATAATGACAGCAGCGCACGTATGTGCTACAAACACTGCGGAATTACTACCGGGAGTTGAGGCTGTCGACCAGCTTAAGGTACAAACCTTAGAAGGTAGATTTTATGACGCGAAAGTACTTCAATTCGATCGTGAAATCGATGCATGCATGATGTTTGCTGAAGATTTAGTCGATTATATAGAAGAAGTGGAATTGGCGGATGAGGCGCCGGTTGAAGGAGATAAAGTATACAACATTGCATCTCCATATGGAATTCATTATCCAAATGTTGTGCCTATATTCGAAGGAAGGTATGTGGGGGAACGTGGGTTTAAGGGTTTTTATACTTTTGAAGCTGGTCCTGGCTCTAGTGGCTCAATGATTTTGAACGAAGAAGGCAAATTAATTGGTTTGCTACACTCAGTGTATCGCGATATGCATAGTATTGTCGTTTCAGTGAGGTATGATAGTTTAATGCAGTTTATGCGCAAAGGATTGATTCAGCATTTAACATCTCATGCGAGAGAACTCAATGAATATAAAAACTTAGTGCCATTAAGCAGCAGAATATAATTTAACTTCTTGTGTGTAAAGTAGTGCCTAATTTGCTTTTTACTTTTTTTAGACGATCGTAGAATTTAATTCCGTGCATATTATCCTGCAGTATGTATCTTTGGAAGTCTTCACGCGTGTATGTAAATAATGTCTCTATAGTTTCTTTCAATATTTCATCGTAAACAAAACGACTATTTAAAGCTTTTACAGTCATGACTTCATAAGAAAATATTTCTCTATCATTATCACAAACAGTTACCCCGACTCCCATTCTACTTTTATTATTACTGTGTGTCATTTGACGCTTTAAATGTATACTAAAATTAGAAGGTATACAGACATAGCCCATTTCTAAAATATTTTTTTTTCTCATCATTTTCTAATCGTCACGCTGCTAGGTGAAATAAAAGTTAATTTTTTATTTTCATTATTAAGGTCTTGTAACGTAAGATACTGCTTCGAACTCCAGCTGAGGTAATCAATATCCTCTAAAAGCCACTGCTTGTTTCTATAATAGACTTTGGCGCCTATATATGCCCTTTTGCCATGCGCATCAAAAGTAAATCTATTTGTCGTGGTCTTTTTTTGCATTTTTCTTCTTTTTCTTATTCTTCGGCTTCTCTGGCTGCTGTTTCCATGCTTTAAGCTTAAACATTCCTTCTTTGGTTCGTTCTCTAACTCTCTTTATCTTATATAGTTCGAACTCTTCACCCAACTCATTAATTTTTTCTTTTGCTTTGTTATATTCTTTAAAGTAATCACAAGTTGTCCAAGTTTTCTCTGACATATTTAAACTCCTTATTCACAAACAGTCTCGGTAATTAATCTCGTAACCAGATAAGGGTCGCAATTGGCATTTGGTCGCCTATCTTCAATATAACCTTT